GTAGTAAACGAGGACAGGATGGAATCGTTCAAAAACAATTTACTTGACCCAACGAGTTTTCATTATTTAGGTGAAATGGTAGATGATGAAGTCTACGAGGAAGATTGATACACACTTGTTGTTTACTCCTTGATCTTTACAACAAGTGAACCCCAGTGCGCGGTGGGTGGCTTTCTATCATTCTAGGCCGAAAACACGCACAGTGTGCAACAGACCAGTGACCGTAAGTTGCGTTTGATTCAGCAACCACGTTGTCCTCCAATCTTGTGTGCATACCGGATAAGCCACGCTACGGCTAGTCGTGCGAGTAGTGTGCATGTGTTCCGAATAGGGGGAACAACATCACACTACAGACCACGCACTTTATTAACTATTTATTTGGAGAACGATGATGAAATCTAACATTCCTTACTACGAGGAAAGAATCAAAGATACAGTAGCAGAAATAATGAACAACCTAGCTTTTACAACAGGTAGGCGAATATATCTTGAATGGCACAATGATGCGAACGGACATAATGTCTATTTTAATGGAGAGGTAGGCCAAAACAATGTTGTGTTGCCTTACCATGCACCCACACACAGAGAGTTATTTGTTGGTTTGCAATCCTACAACAAAGCACTGGAACATGTTTATAAACTGCGAACATGGGACAACAAGTTAGCTATTAAGGAGAACGATGATGACGTATAAATTAGAACTAACAGCACAAGAAGCTCAAGTCATTTATCAGGCACTCCCTACCGTCTGGTGGTCGGACGGTGAGGCTAAAGCTGCGTATGAGGTGCGGAGAAAGTTAGAGAAAATATCTATCAAGAAATATGGCAGCAGTTTGCACGATCATCTAGTCGAACAAGGCGCTGTTGCTGAAAATATAGAGAAGCCTGACCTACGCACAATGAATGAAAAGATTGTTGATTTTAAGGGGAGCTTACAATGAGTGAAGAAGAAGTTTTGCAATGGGCAGACCAGTACCGCCAAACCCACGAAGGGATTGGGTTAAGTGATGTAGGGGTACATATCGTCCGTGAAGTTTACCGAAGAGCCAAAGAGGAGAACAACAGTGAGTGAAGTAAAACTAACGAAAGAGCAGGTGCAAGAAAACATCATTGAGATGTTAAAGCCAATAGAGTACTGGCAAGACGTGGTGGATAACTGGCCGAGTGATGCCAAGTATCTTGTATTTAAAGTCAAAGAGGAGAACGATGATGAAGAAACAAAAGGATGATGGGTCTTGTCCTACTCTAGCAGAGCTACGCAAACAAGATTCCACAATGAACAAAAGCAGATACGCATCTTATAAGCGGGGATGGCTACAAGTTAAGAACAAAAGGAGAACAAGTGGACAGCCTAACTCAGATACCAGTATCTTGTAGCTACAGATACTTACTAGAGGAGTAAACACAATGAGTAAAAACAAAGGTGGTTGGTACAAATTTGTTGAAGAGGGGACTTTGTTTGAGTCTAATGTGCGCGACATAATTGTTAAACACGTTGAGCCTTTTATGGAGAGTTTGGAGATCGAAAGTGATGAGGAGTTAATCGTGGCGTGTCTAGCTTTGTTAACTACTTCAATAAGATTGATGTATCAATTAGATTTGAAGAAACCGCAGGTAGAGAAAAAACTACTTAACACTCTTGACCTTGTTTGGATGGTGTCAGATTTAGTTGACGCAGTTCCAGTAGATGGGAATGTACACTAATGGAAATAACTATAAAGTTGAACGATACAGATACACAAGACCAATATGTCGAACGTTTTCTTACAGTCTTGGAACGCATTGCTGACGCATTGGAAGATGAAGCGGAGAGTAACGATGAGTGATGACCTTAGTACAAACACTTGTCCCAAGTGCAAAGCTACATCTGAACAAGTGCTCAACATGGAGACAGGCAAACGAGTAGGTTGGTATTGTTTACAGTGCCACCATTTTGAAGAAGCTATACTACGTGAAACAGTTATAACAGAAGCTGACATAAAGAAAATACGTATATGAGGAAAGTTAAATGACAGACTATGATGATGGTGATAATGATTTTGAAGATACTGAAGCATTTAAATTATTTAGGAACACTGACCCACACACCAGTAAGGAAGCTGCTTTTCTTGTGGATACTAAACAGGCCAAAAGGTTTGTGTTGCAGGTAGTGAAGGAAGCAGGAATAGACGGACTTACTATCCCAGAGATGCAAAGAAAATACCCGCGATTTACTGGTGGGACTATTTCTTCAAGGCCGAATGAACTAAAAAAAGAAGGGAAGATATTTTATACAGGAGAAACTAGAGCACCTTTTAACGGGAAAGGAAGGCAAGCAATGATAATGAGGGCATCGAAATACAAAAAGTTTTTTAGGGGAGATGGTACGCGCATCTTTCCAACAGGTAGACCACGCAGTTAATTAAATATAAGGAGAGGGTTATGCTTTATGAATACGAATGTGTTATTCGATCTATTACAGACGGTGATGGGTTACGTGTGGACATCAAGTTGGGTTTTGGTGTTGTGCTGCGTGGTGATGATGGCAGGGGCGTTAACATTCGCCTTTTTGGAATTGACGCACCCGA